ACGCCAACTAAGCCCATTTGCTTGGTAAGCGCCGCGTATATGTGGTTCTGCAACATTGGAATGTCAGGCTCCACAAAAGCGTTTTCGCGGGTGGCGTCGATGGACATACGCATCACCTCGTTGAAGTCTTCAGCAATACCCTCGCGGACGTAGATTTGGGTCATCTATATTTAATCCTTTTTCGGACCCGGCAAGCTTTGCAGTGTTTTGATGGTTTTCTGACGCATCTTTTTCACGAAAGCATCCAAGACCTTGTGTCCGTGGTCCAAGTCGCCACCACCGATATGTACAACATCTTCCGGCGGAATAACATACTCCCCGCCAGCGGCCACAATTGGAACGCCAGAGGTCGCGCCACCATCGGCCATTCCAAAGAATTTCCCAACCTTGGATTGGCCCTGATCGTCTTTCTTAAAGGCATTGCCCGCTGTAGCGCCGACGATAGGCCCAAGACCCGTAATAATTCCCAATCCAGCGCCAACCAACCCAGCATTCCTGTTTAGCCAAGTGCCTTCAGGTGCTGCGGCGGTTCCTGCGGCTGGTGCGGGTGCGGCAACACCGCTTGGTGCCGGGTTGAACAGTGATCCACCTTTGCCGCCACCGTTGACGCGGTCAAGCCAGCTATTGTAGCCGTTGGTCTTGCCCATGAGGACATCACCAAAGGCGGGTCTGTCGCCCTTAGCACCCATGCCACCACCATCAAACATGTCACCAAGGTTCTTATAGCCAGCGCCCTTGCCGCCGCCGTTGATCATGTCCCACAGGCCCGTGTAGCGGTCGGCTTGCGCTGGTGCTGCCGCTGCCGGACGAGCTTGGGGGCGGGGGCGAGAATTGCCACCATCTGTCTGGCGGGCATTTGAATAATTAGGCGCGGGCTTGGGGCGATCAGCCGCCTTGGCAATCTGGTTTGCCGTTCCAGCGGCCATGTTGGATTGATGGCCAGACTTAAGTGCGGCACCTGAGCTTGTGGTGTCACCACCGTCATAGTACCCAAGGCGACCACCTTCAGCCTTGCTGTACGGCAGGCCGCTTTCACCGTACGGCGTACCCTTGGTGATGTCGCGGGTGTGGCGGCTGAAGATGTGCTTGGCGACTTTGAAGCCCGCCATGCTGTTGCCTTCCCCCATGGCCGAGATGATGTCGGCGGGGATGACGTAGGAGCCGGAGGCAACGTGCATCGGCAGGTGGTCCGTGCGGCCCGCCACAGAGCTATGGATGGCACCTTCGTGGACCTTTCCCCCACGGGCGCGGGCGGTGCGAAGTGCTGCCGCCACGGCCTGCTTTTGGGGGTGACCCGACTTGACCATCTCAGAGATGTTGTCGGAGATGGTTTCTTGGGACGAACCCTTCTTGAGCGGCATCTTATTGTCCTTCCGAGTAAGATACGACAAGGGTCATGCCCGTGCCTGGGACCACTACCAGTCCGTTGTTGTAAGGCATGTTGATCACGGTAACGCCAAGGGTATTGTCCACCACCGCAAGCGCACTGGTCAAGGATGTTGTCAGGTTGCTGTCGTAGATCATGGCTTCAGCCGATCCGGCGACAATCACGCTTACAGACGCCAAGCGGCCCTGACCGCTGGAGACAAGGTGAACACCCGCTGGTGAAACCGCTGGAGAAGTCGGCGTTAAGGTCAAAGACCTTTGCGCGCCCTGAACCTTCACATAGGTTTGGGCTGCCGTATTGAGCGCCACGGCGATGTTCTTGGCAGCCGTAAGAATGTCTGAAAGCGATGACATCAGAACTTCCCATCAGGTTGATAGCGGTATCGGATATTCCCAAGCCGCCAGAAAGAGTTGAGGTCGGTGCTTTCAACCCTGATTGCCACAAGCCTTGCGCGGAACCTTGGGGTGACAAAGTCAGTGCCTTGCGTGACCGTGAAGGAGTACGTCCTTGGCGTGTCGCCAGGGTAGTCTACCGTGTAGAAGGTGATTACGACACTGGCGTTTTGAACGCCGCCGTAAAAGCCCCACTTCATGTCGGGCCAGACCTGATCCAAGAACGTCTTCAGGTCGCCCTCTTGGACGGCAAAGTAACCCGTTTGGAAAAACGAGTTCATCGCGGCACCATCAGCATTGTTGGACGTTTCATGCTGGTAGATGTTAAAGTCTCCGCCTGCCCCAATCGGTGGCCCGTTAACCCCTTGGTCAATCCACGCCGTGCGAGACAGCGTCCCATAATCCCACTGGTTCAGCAAAGCGTTGTATTTGACGTAATTGGTTGCAACGCCTTCAAGCGCAGTGCCGATGTTCAACTTGCTGGGGTAGTACCAAGACACTTCGCCAAACCGAGAGTTCGGGGCGCACACCACGTTTTTCCAATATGTGGTGTCAATGTCTTGGAAGATCACGTCCCAGACTGGGCAATTTATTGGCTCCACGCCTGCGCCAGATAGCTTGAAGAACTGGCTTTGGCTCATCCAGTAGACAGTGCCAGCCAGCGTTCCAGCGGCCTTCCGGCCAACCAGACCACAGCCGGACGCAACTTCGTTGAACGAGTAGACCAGAGGCAAGTTGATATATTGCATCGACCACAGGGAAAGGTCAGTCCACAGCAAGCCCTGTTGCGGACCCTGAAGACCACCAACAATCCTTGAACCCTTGGGGATGCGATATGATCCGGCTTGGTTGGTGACCGTGCCAATCCAATTGGTAAAGTTGCCAACATCGCACCACCGCACCAGAAGCGGGTCTTGGAAGCCCGTGAACGTGGACCCATAGGCAATGATCTGGCGCTCTGGCATGGCCACAAAGAAGCCCTCGTTAACCAATGGGGCGTTGGGAATGACAGCGGCATGACCGCTTGCATCTGCGGGGTTCCAGAAGAAAATTTCACCATAATGTGGCGATGCCACTAGGTATTCTCCAAAGTTGTCCAAAGTCCAATCTGGTTCAGTTGGGTTGGGCATTTCAAAGCCCCAAGAGATAACTTCAACTGTTACAACGTCAGAATTATTTATAGGAGAGGCAAACGTGAAAAATCCAAATGGTCCTGCAGTCAAAACTGTATATTTGCCATTAAAATAAGTTGATCCAGAAATGGCAATTATGCTTCCAGGTGTCAAATAAATGTCGGTTCCTGTGTTAAGAAATCCTTCTGCTATGGTTCCATTTCCAACAATAGTCACCGATGTGTAGACACGACCAGTACCACTGAAAACAACACCAGTACCGTACCCGCCGTCACCGTAGCCGCCTGTGCCGTAACCGACAGGTGGTGTCGTTGATTGTTGGCCAATGTAGTAGTTTAGACGCGCCAAGCCGTCATTCATTTTAAAAATAATTGCATTTACCTTAGCAGTTCCAAAGACAGTTGCACTGCCTGGGTTTACTGCCTTGGCGTATTCGAAATACCCAGCCGAAGAAACCGTTACGGTGTATGTGCCATTGTATCCACCTGGCGACATTCCTGCTATGACAACAGAAGTTCCCACGGGGACGACCGCATTGTTGTTCATAACAATTGTAACTGCACCCGCAGCCCAAGAGGCAGAAAATATTTCAAATAAATTTGTTGGGGCGCTTGCCGCAGTAATTGTAAATGTGCTGGTGGAAAGCACTGATGTCACAATGTAGTTCCCGTACAGAATAACGTCACCGATGGTAACGTCACCAATGGCGGTGGGAACCAAGATTGGGAAAGTGGAACCAACGGAATACCCATGGTCTTCCAAAGTCACAGTTATCGTTGGCGTTGACGGGTTGATTGTTGCTTTAAACGTAGCAACAGCGCCACCGCTTACCGATGACGCAATAAATGTGCCTGTAGACGCGCTGCCAAGGTTGGTTGCGGTAGAAAACGTAAATGTCCCAGATGAAGAGGTTAGGACTGTGTAAGGTCCGGCAAACGATCCGGCCCCAGAAAAGACAACCGTGGCCCCAACATTTACTGTAGTGTCTGTGGGATGCGTTACAGTGACCGTATAGGGTCCAACGCCAGTTGTGGCTATGGTTGTAACCAAGAACCTGTTAGTTGCAGGAGTTACCACTCCGATGATGTTTTTGGCAAGGATACTGTATGTGTTTGCCCCGTTTCGCTCGCATGTGTAGAAGCCAGACAGCACAAGACCACCAATACTGACTTGCGTTTGAATGTAGATTGAATCGTACGATGTAATGTTTGATCCAGTGTCGGTGATGACAACTTCATTGCTTCCAGCGGTAGTGGTAAAGCTAACTGGTATGTTTGCAGTGTAGTATTGCGGCGAAATGTTAATCGCCGTGTTTCCGCTTTCGCTGGCAAACAAGCCAGAGTCAGCGCCAATCCCCAAGTACTTGTGTGTGTTTGTGTCTGACCATGCGTGAAGCGCGCGGACGGTGTCCCACTGGGCTGTTTGGATAAACCTTGTCCAGCCGCCAAGCTTTTGTGGCAGCGCCATGCCTTGTTGGTCCGGCATAAAACGGATCAAGTTGGTTTCGGAAATGGCTGCCTCGTTCAGCGCCGGAGTGCGGTTCTGGTCAACACCGGGGATAAGCTTCAGGCTTGCATGGGCCATGTGTTAGCCTCGCGTTGGGCTGGCAACGGTTGCCGGAGATTGTGACGACCACGCCGCGCCTTCAAATTTCTTGCGGGCCTCTTCAACACCAGCCGACTTGAGCAGCAACTGGTACTGGTTCTCGTAGCTTTGCGCCATCTGTGGGTCGTCGCTTTCCTTGCCGAAGTTGCGCTGGTAGGCCGAGATGTAGATCATCGACGCCATTACCAGCAGATCAGGCAGATACTCGCTGATGAAGGTCGTTGGAACCGCAACCGAAAGTGGTGCAGGGCGGGCCGTCCCAACCACTTCAACGTAGTAGCTTTGATCCGGCACAGGCCCAACAAAAAATAGAGTGTCGTTAAACGGCACAAAATACTTAGGCACCCCACGGTTGGCCGCCAACGACGATCCGTAGACCGCATCCAAAAACTCCTTAGTCGTCGGCAGCAAAGGAACGCGGGTGCCTGTGTCTGGGTCAGTGGGTATGGTTGCGTTCACAATCAGGTTGATCTGTTCGCTGACCACAAAAGACGTTCCATTGCCCAAGTCTTGCGAGAAAGACAGGTTTCGGTTGCCAACTGTCAACGCATATCCTGCGCCATGCAGCGATACGGATGTGAACAGAAGGTCAAGATCGCGGCAAATGCGAAGGCTGGCATAGTCAATCATCATGGGGAGGATTTCCAAAAAGTTTGGGTCATCCTCCGCCACGACCGCCATCTGCGCGATCTGCGTCTTGTAGGTGGTGTACGTCAGTCCTGCCATGGCTTTACCCCTGTGTCTGAGATGACCTTACATCATCCGAGCAGTTTAGCCAATGTCTTAGGTCCGACGATGCCATCAGCAGCCAGACCGTTGGCGGCCTGCCACTTTTTGACGGCGCTTTCGGTGCCAGAGCCAAACACGCCATCAGCTTCAAGACCCAGTTCAGCTTGCATCCGCTTGACGTTTTCCCCCGTGGAACCTTTTTTAAGGACGCCAGGAATGGTTGTTC